ACGAGACAAGTCTCCAGCTTTCAGGTACTTTGTCCGCCCAGGGTATAACCGCTGCTGGTGTCATCTCAAGCTCAGTGGGCGCAACTCTCGGTAACCTGATTCTGAACGACGATGAAACAAGTCTCCAGCTTTCAGGTAATTTAACCACTGATGGTGTTATTTCAAGTTCAGTGGGTGCAACTCTTGGTAACTTGATTCTGAATGAGGATGGTACAAGTCTTCAATTGTCTGGGGCGTTGGTCGCTCAGGGTATAACCGCTGCTGGTGTTATCTCAAGTTCTGTTGGAGCAACTCTTGGCAATCTAATATTGAACGACGATGAAACAAGTCTCCAGCTTTCAGGCAACTTAACAACTGCTGGTATTATTTCAAGTTCTGTTGGAGCAACTCTTGGCAACTTGATTCTGAATGATGATGCTACAAGTCTTCAGCTTTCAGGTGCCCTGAACACTCTTGGAGTTATTTCAAGTTCGGTAGGGGCGACTATCGGCAACCTGATTCTGAATGATGATTCTACAAGTCTTCAGATGTCTGGGGCTTTGCAGGCTATAGGCGAGATCTCTGGTGGTTCTTTGGCAATCGGTGGTGATGAGTTTATAGTTAGTGTTGATGGTCTTATTGAAGGTGGTGACAATGGTGATAGTTATACTATAACCGCTGCTGGCGCTATTTCTGGTGCTAGCGCCATAACTGCTGGCACGACTGTAGCTGCTGTTACAACCATAACTGCTGGTACGCAACTTAATGCTGGTACGAACGTTTCTGGTGTAGGTAGCCTCATAGGTGCGCAGGTTAGTGTTGGTAACGGCGCTGGTACTATCTCGCAAGCAGGTGTGTTTGGCGGGAACACGTTCCAAGGGCAAAATGCGCTGTTTTCAAGTTTTAAGGCTAGCTCTGGGCACATTTCCGGCACTGTGGACACCTCGGTGCAATTTTCAAACACGGCCTCAGCAGGTGGCAATAACTACAAGGCAGCTATGCTGATCTCCAGTAGTGATATCCAAGGAGCCGGCGATGCTGGTTTGATTCCGAGAATGGTCATGCAGGGAACAAACGATGCAGGTGCTCTTACTGACTTTATGATTTCCGTCTCTGGTGGACTTCTACAGGTTGTTGAGCTAACCTATGGCAATGCATTGCCAATCTAAGGTTTTAAATAATATTTGTTTCACTGAAAAGGGTGGCCTTGTGCCGCCCTTTTCTTATGTGAAGTTCTATTTAGTAGAGATTTATTTTATATAAATGTTACGGGAAATAAATGAATTATGGCTTTTGGCTTAGTAGGCGACAGCGGATCAGCAATACTAAACGCAGAAATGCTTGGCGGGATTGTTACAGGTTCCGACGGCGAATTTATTGCGTTACCAATTTCTTCCACCCAGTTAGGAGGGTTAAGTAATCTTAATACAAATGAGTGGAGCCGCTTCTATCTTAGTGACAGTTTTGGTGCTGCATCATCTTCCATAATTCAAGCTTTAAATTACCTAAGTGCTTCTATCGGAGACGGTGGTGGTGGAAGCATCGCATTCCAATCAGGGTCAACAACAGTCAATACTGTTTCAAATGTTAACACTAGCTTGCTTGGTTTAATACAAGACCTAGGTGGAGGGTCGATAGCCATAACTGGGGCAATAGGTTACCCAGAAGATGGTACGTACACGGATGGTCTTTATACTGATTTTACTCCCTCAACACCGATTGGAACAGCAGTCGATAAGTTCAACGAAATCTTTAAAATACTTGCGCCCACACCTGCACCTGCTTTAGCAAGAATAAATTTCATATCCGATACAGGTGTAGCTGCTAAATTATCCTTCGGCGCTTCACAGGCCGTGGCAGGATATACACAATCTGCAACAGCCGCTGGATTTTTAGCCGCCGATATTAACGAAACGTATCAAAATATAACATCGGGAACAAATTTTAGAATAGGTGTTCTGGATGGTACACAGCATGTAACAGGCACACTAAATTTTACAACTGGACCATCATTAGTAAATGGTAATCTTGCTTTTAATTCTGGGGCTTTTGGAAACGCAGAATCAGGCGACCTAAAACTAGAGCTTAACGGAACCGTTATTCACACAACAAATATGGCCAATGTTACAGGCACTGGGCAACCAGCTACAGGAACCTTTGTCGATGTTACAAACAATTCAGGTTTTATTGACTACTCTTTATCTGCATCATCTTTTGATGGCAACGGGTCAGAATGGTATATCTTCCAGCATAGGACTGCAAAATATAAGGTTGATGCTGCGGATCAAAAAATCGGGTGGAATTATGCAAGAGTTGTGCATACTTTTGGAGGTACTGATTACGCTACAAATTATGTTGAATGGGTTAACGATCCATCTGGGTCTACAAATGATCTGGCTATCGCAATACCTAGAATTGAAAACATAACTTTGATTGGATCTAAGTTTCTATCTGGAGTTGAATATAACACAGACGTAACTGGAAACTATAAGGCAGATATTTTAAATGTATACAGGAATGTTTATGCTGCTTCTGGAACTCCGATATCTTTTACGGTTGCCAATAGTTCTGCTCCATCTGCACAGGCTGTGCCTGCAATAAGTGTCGGAAGCGAAACAAACGAAAAGATTCTAGGAGTTACAGCATCTCTTGATTACAATGGGAACTCATTGCTTAATGGTGCAATAACTTGCAACACATCGGTGACCCACCCGCTTAAGAATACTATTTCTAATACAGGCTCTGCGACTACAGGAAATGGCTTCTTAATCGACAATAGATCGTTAGCTAGTTCAAACCTATCAGAAAAGTTTCACGATGAAGCTTTTAGAAAGGTTTCTGGAAATTTTGACACACAAGCTTCTGTAACAAATGCATCTTCTATTTGGAATAGTCAGCATCATATGACAGGTGGTGGTGCCACTGGCCATACCGATGGATTGTTGTATTTTAATCAAAGGCTCTACAGTCCAAAAGATGATGACATACCAAACAATGGCAACTTTCTTGCACTCAGCAACACAGCACCAGATGAGCCAAACTATTCAGGAATAACTGGGCAGAGAACCTTTTTTAGGGTCCTGTCAAACTCTAGTGGTGGCGAGGAATATGATTTAAAGATAACGTCCACAAAAGTTGGAACGACATACAATAACTCGTCCTTAGGGTCATCCAACGCACAATTTTATGTGAAGATTCCAGGGACAACTGGTTGGATGGATATATCTCAAGATTTTGTTTACGGAAGTATCCTTGATGGAAATGGGGCATTAATCGCTGAGGCTTCCAATGATACAGACTCGGGCAACAATATACATCACGTAACTTTTGGCACTGCAAGTGTAGCAAATAATAATCACGTTATGATAAAATTACTAGCAGATGCTTCATGGGAAGGGTATTTGTCTCAATTAGATTTTCAACTAGGTGCCTCTACTCAAACACCCACAGAAGCTCCACAACTCGACGATATTGACTGTGACAACACAGGACAGGCCGCTAAACTATCTTTTGGATCTTCCAGAGCAATAACAAATTATACTAGCTCCGCTGGTGCGGGAATAGGTTTAACTACTTTTGATCTCAATGAAAATTATACTGTCAGCGGAGACAGGAGAGGGATATTTAGTTCGTTACCTACAATAACAGGAACCCTCAATGAAGATGTTAGTTCAAACGGAAACAACTATCCCGCAAATGCTTTTAAAGATGCATATGAAGGAACTTTAGTTTTAGAGGTCAATGGCAATGAAATACATGAGGTTGATCTTAATTCAACCTTGAATGTTATCGCTGATAATTTTAATTCCAATGGATCAGGGTTTAATCTTGGTCACGTTGGTTTTTCAACAACAACAGATAATATCCCAAGCTATATAAAGCCTTACAGAACTGGAAGCTTCAAAGTTGCAACTGCTGATCAAGTTAATGGCTGGAATTATGCCAGAGTAAAACACAATACAGGCGGGGGATCCGTAGAGACAAATTATGTCGAATGGATTGTAGATGTCTCTGGGTCAACAAATGATACATCCGTAAATACTCCTACCTTGTCAAACTTTGATCACCCAGATTTTTATAGTCAGTCAGGGATTAGATATTTTTCAGATAGGCCTTCTGCAAGCTTTGATTTTGAGGCGTCCAATTTCTATAGAAACGTTTATTACAACGGGTCCGATGGGATTTCATTTGGAACCACAACTAATTGCTCTATTTCCAATATTAGATCTTCAGGATCTGGGATCCACACTACTTCTTCTGCTGCCTCCCAGCTAGCAATGCCGCTACAAAAAGCGGTTGCAGATGGGCAAGAATTAGAAATTCAGGTAACTGGAACTGTCTTGTTTGATGATCTTACCTCATTAAGTGGAGGACTCGGTCTATTCACCGCCAGAAGTGTTGCCGTAGCCTCAACAGTCAAGCACGTTTCTGGATTTAAATCTAATAGAACAACAAGCACTGCTGAAAAAGAAGCTTTTATGGTTTATTCAGGAAGCGATGGAAGTACATCCGAAGCAGATAACGAATATTTTAATACTGAAGCTTATAGAATAGTGTCAGGTAATTATACAACTCAAAACAGCCTAACAGATTCTGGCAACAAGTGGAACTCCTCAACCGCAATGAATAATGGCGGGACTCATGATGATGGTATGGTGACAGTCAATGGGTATCTTATCTCTCCTTTTCAAATTGGCAACAGTGGTGATGTGAGAAGTGTTGGTGATGGCGGCTCTCTTCAAGCACCAGCAAACAATCCAAACTACTCATCCCTGACAAATGCAACTAGGACATTTTATAGGTATTATTTTAACAACACAGTCAATGACAGACCAAGTGTTACAGTTACACTATATGGATCGGGATCTTTGGTTAAAAAAGCTACATCCCTAGACAGTCAAGGTAAATTTTATGTTGAGGTTAAGATACCTGGAAAAACTGCTTGGCTTGATCTGGGAACATCTTATACAAGTAACAACCCAAATACTGATGGGGCCGGCGCTCTTGATGGTGCAGCGCCTGGAAACCCAGCAATAGATATATCTACAGGTGGTACATCTGTTGTTTGCAATTTTAATGGAGAGTCTCTCCTCGGTGGTGCAAATGATGAAAAGTTTGCAATAAAAGTATCAGCACATAAAGATTGGATTGGATATTTATCCAGAGTCCAAATAGCTTACAGCTAAGAGGAAGTTAAATGGGATTACCAGGCACAGGCTCAACTAATCAAACACTAACTTTTAGTGCAGCTAAAAAACTTGCTGGTAAAGCTCATACCAGTAACTTAAAAGAAATCTACAACGAAACTATCCCATCTAATGTCCAGATTTCTACTGGTCTTATATTTGGCGAAACACCACCAACGAGTGTTACTACAACTAGTCTTTATGGGTTGTTTCCTGTTTCTGATCCCACAGTCGAATATGTTGAATTTTATGTTCAGTCGATTGGTGGAACATCCTACGATGCTAATACAGGATCGTTTGGGGATGTTGGCTTTGGTGGTGGCGACGAAGCTCAAACCTCAGGACCTCATGGGTACCAACTGGTACTAACTTCGAGCTACGAGGCAAGCTCTTCTAACCCTAATGTTGGCACTGGTTTTTTTGTAGACGATCAGGTTGTTCATCAATCTAACGGCGGTCTTCAATTAGTAAATCCTTTGTTTGGCCCGCAGACTGGTAACAATTATGGGCTTACGATTTATACTGCACATCCAGATGACGGTGGGTTACAAATACCAACTACTTCACCAATTGACTGGCTTGTCGATTATCAAAACGGTATAATCTTTATTCAGGATTATATCTCAACAGCCGTACCAACATACGCTCGTGGGTTTATCTATATTGGAAAAAGCGCTGAAACAATGATTTCCGAAGCCTCTTCCTCTAGTGGGGGTGGAGGCAGTGGCGATGTTGATGGTCCTGGTGCTTCAAACGATAACGCAGTAGCCAGGTTTAATGGCACTACAGGTAAAATAATCCAAAACACAAGCCAGGTAAGAATAAATGATTCTGGCTTTATTTCAAGCTCTGCTGGTGGTCATTTTGTACAAGCACTAACTGGATTATCCTTTACATCTTCTGGGTCCATATCTGCAAAGACAACAGTTTCTGGGGCCGGCGCAGGAAGTTTTGGAAGCATTACAGTTGCAAACTCAACTGTGATTTCAAATAATGGATCGATTACTGGGTCTGGATTGGCTACATTTTCAAACACAACGATAGCCCAAGGTGCTGGCTACAAAGCTGCTGTCATTGTCTCTAGTAGTGCTATAACTACTGCCGCAGATGCAGGGGCTATACCCAGGATGGTGCTTCAGGGAACAAATGGTGGAGGCTATCTTTCTGATTTCTTAATCAGCGTTAGCGGGGGGTTGCTCAGAGTTGAAGAGCTTACTCATGGAACATGGTCAGTGTAAAATCCATAGAGGTTAAAAAACTAATCTACAAATCCTCTTACCTTGATTTAGAGTATGAAGAGATTGAATACAAATGTAAAGATGTGTTTGAAGAAATATGGATTTACATAAAAGACAAGTACCCCGACATTTTTGAAGCCATAAGTAACGCAGCCCAACCTGTCAATGAAATGGCCACTGATTTGTCCGAGAACCCTCCAGAGGAAAAAACATATCTCCCCAAAGACATTAAAAAATTGTATCACAAAATAATAAATAAAACTCACCCTGACAAGGTTGAGGGAAAAGAAGAAGAGTTTAGAAGGGCAACAGATGCATATAAATCAAACGACGTTAGTAAGCTACTGTCGATGTGCAGCAAATTAGAAATCGAGTTCGGCGATATTTCAGAAGATGCTTTAGATGTACTAAGAAAAAATATTGAAAGTTTAGAAATAAAACTTGACAACTTATATAATTCAACAGCTTGGGCTTGGTTTAGTGCCAAGACTGAAAAAGATAAAGAATCGATAGCTCTACATGTTCTTCAGAGTAAAGGTATAGACATTAGCGGCCTACACAAAGATCCTCAAAAATAGCTCTAATCTGGTAGAACACTGTTTCAGAGTTAGCAGTAGGACTGTAGAGTCTATCTCTGTCTCCGCCAACGCAATCTAAGAAACTCCTGTGATGCTCTTGTAGGGCAAATACAAACAACTCATATCCATAGTTATCAGCGTGAATTGCTACTTCTAGGCAGGTCATCGGCGTAATTGTCTGGGCTAATTCATCAGTCATTGTAATAACAACTTTTTGTGCTTCTGGTCTCCACGAAAATGGGTATCTGTTCATTGCCCAGTACATCGTATCAATGGTTGGCTCTTGTCCAGCACTATCAATCATTCTGCCGGCTTCCAATATCGCTACGAACTCATCAGCGGGAACAAAATCAGAGACCATTCTAGAGTATAGATTATGTGGTCTTATATCTTCACCCTGCCTAGCACCTACAACAACTAGTCCAAAACGAAATCTGCTCGTTATCGGGTCGTCTAAAAGCGGAGTTATGCCCAAAATCATTGACTCTATTTCGTCATCGAAGGAGCCAGATATATCGAGAACAAAAACCAAATCTACACCACGAGTATCAAAGCCCTCATCGACTTCTCCGTCGCAATCATTATCAAGGTCATCACATCTTTCAGCAGTTGGCAAAACCTGACCATCACAAGGTCCACCAAAGTTGCCGTCAGTACAATAGCGAATGCCTGCTCGACACTCACCAACTGCTAAAGTTCCTTCGGGTCCTTCATAGCAGGCAACCGCTGTAGCATTAGCAATACCCTCATCAACCGTTCCATTGCAGTTGTTATCAACACCATCACAGACCTCGTCATCAGGTCCTGTATGGCCGTCGCAATATAGGACACCATTGTAACAGGTCATAACACCTGGCTTACAGATACCAACTCCGTAATCTATATTTTCTTGGAACCCACAAAGTTGATGTTCTTCTGGGTAGGTTTCATCGATTGTCATATCACAATCGTTATCAATTCCATCACAAACTTCTTCTTCTGGTCCTTTTGCTCCCTCACATTCTCCCCAACCACTCATTGTACAGGTTCTTGTCCCATAAGAGCACTGGCCTGACCTCTCAGGGATTTCGGCTGGATCAACTGATGGGAAGTTCTGCCCAAACTCATTACACACGAGTTTGTCGCCAGGAACACAATCCAATTTTACAAGCCTATCCTCCTCACACCCAAGAAAAGCCAGGAATGTAAGGATAAGCGTTTTTTTCATTTCATTATGGCCTCAATACAGGCTTCATAACTATCATACAAAACCATCGTCAAAGCTGAACTACTAAAGACTCTAAACCTTGCCTTTCTAATTGGTAGTTTATTTTTATCATAAACATAAGTCATCACGAAAGGCGGACTCTTCTTAGATTGGGTGGGAAGCTTTACTGCAAGTAGCAACGAATCCCCAGGGGCGTTTTGAATAATTCCTGCGATATATCCATCAGCAGAAACTTCGGGGATGCCAATCTGTATCGGAGAGTTAGAACCAGGCTCTGTTGTAACCTCATTACTGACGTGTATAACCCACTTGCAGTTTTCTTTTTGCCCTGGGGTATAGTAAGTTGTTTGCTTGGGGACAATTATTTTATGCACACTATTTGCTTTGAAATAAAGATGCAGAGATATTGCACAGGATAATGCTAATAATCCCAGGAGAGTAACTTTTATTTTTGGTCTTTTAATTTGAATCATACATACCTCTTATTGAAGAGGCTTAAGATCCAACACCTCTCCCTGTGGAGACAAAACGATGAACGGCATCTTTTTTATCTCTTCAGTAATTAGTTTTTTCGACTTTGTTTTTGATTTGTTTTCAATCCAGGAAAAAATTTGTTGTTTTTCCTTGACTTTTCCAACATATGACCATTTACCTTCAATTTTCTTCCAAACCTCAGGAAAGTCAGTATTTTGTCCAGAAATCATCAGTAGTCCTGATAGTATCACACTGCTTAACATTTTATTATTGTTCCTCTTGGCAAATCTTTGATCTTGATTTACTACGGATAATTAGTATCTCAACAATCTAGTTACTATACTATGATCAAAAAAACAACCATTTACGTAAAGTTTCTTACATTATCGTTACTTTTGTTAACCAGTTGCGTCAGCGGTTGTGCTACGTCCACCCTGGACTCTACAAGCACCAAGGAAGTTTTACCCAGACACGCCTTTGTACAAATCCAACACGCAGTTGAAGTTGAGGGCTGTGGGATTGACTCAAAAACTGGAAAAGAAAAATGCCAGAGAGCAGTTATGCAATATAGATCCTCAGGTTCCTATGTTTTTCATAGTGAGGTATCTCCAGGGACTTCTTACGTATTGACAGCCGGGCATTCCTGTGAGTCTAAGATACCTAAAAAAGAAATCATCGATGGCTTTCGGGTTGAGAATAAAGGTTCTAAATTCAAGACTGTAGACTTAAACGGGTTTAAACATAAAGCAGAAGTAATACTAATCAATAGAAGATTTGACTTGTGTTTGTTGCGTGCATCAAATGTGATAACAAACCCGCCAGTTTTAAAAATTGCAGATAAAGAACCTAAAAGAGGAGAAACCGTAACGAATATGGCGGCTCCTCACGGTTTATTTTGGCCAGGAACAGTTCTTATATTTAAAGGTCAGTTTTCTGGTTATCACGACAGGGGTTTTTCAATCTACACTATTCCAACTAAGCCAGGATCAAGTGGCTCTCCAATAATCAATAGTAAAAATAAATTGGTGGGTGTTATCTTTGCTGGTTACGGAATGATAGAGAATGTTGGTCTCTCTGCTCCGTTAGTAGCAGTGAAGATGTTTTTGAAAAAAGCCATAGCCAAAGGCGAAATGGAATTGTGGCAAAAAAATAACAAACCTGATCTGAATCAACAGATAGATAGAGTTTGGATAGAACAAATGAATCTAAAACTTAACAAGGTTTTTGGAAAGTAAAATAGTTATATCTGAGGTTTTCTTATGCCAGGATTTGGAAACAATACTCAAATAATAAATGGTGGTGCTGTTGGCGCTGGCGCTAGTGGTTCAGTTCGCTTCCCGCTAACTCCGTTTGCTACTAGGGATCCTTTTACAGGACAATCTCATACAGCAGACACAATAAATTTTAAGAACAACGGCACACCTCTGCCAGTTTCTGGGGGTACAACTGGTAATGAAGCAGCCTGTATTCATGTAACGTCTTTAACTGCGCTAGATGAAGTATACTTATGGGCCTCTAACAAAGGAGAGACAGATGCACAACTAACGTTATCTTTTGTATCTGGTGGTTACCAAATAAATGGACAAACTGCTCCTTCTGATCAGTTAATGGAAGCTCTGACAGGACAACAAAGGATTGTAACCACGATAAGAGCCAAGGCTGGTTTACAATTAGTTTATCCTGGGATACCCCATACAAACAATGATGCAATTTTTGCAATGTCTTCTAATAGAAATATGAATATTTGCGGTTTTGTTATGAGAAGATTTAGACAGTCGCCGACTGATCCTAATCAAGGATTTGATGGACAAGAATAATGCCTGGGTTTGGTAACAACACACAAAATGCTGTTGGTGGTGCCATTGCTCCCAATGCTCAGGGTACAGTAAGGTTCTCGCTTTCGCAAGCGACAAGCTCTTTTATGCCAATAGTGATCACATCAGGAACTGCTGCTACACAAGCTATAGCTATACATTCTGGTTCTCTAACAGCTATGGATGAACTCTATCTTTGGGCTGTAAACAATGGAGGTTCAAACGCTTTTCTCTCGTTGTCTTTTGATGACGACAGAATAGGGAATGATGAGTTTATTAGTTTTAAACCAGACCCAGTCATAACAAAACTAATCCCATCTGGTGGTGCTACCCTGATTTGGCCTGGTATTCCTGTGGTTTCTTTGAATGAATCTTCTCCCACTGTCGTTTACGGAAGTGGTACTGCTGGTAGTAAAATAAGTGTTCACGGTTATGTAATGAGAAGAAATAGGGTTGACGTAACAGATGCATCACAAGGATATGATGGTTCAGAATAATGGCTATTCTTGATAGAAGATTATTAGGTCAAGTGAATCAGTTCCCAGTAAGTGGATCTGGTGGCGGCGGTGGATCAATTACAATTGACAATAATACAGACGGCAACGTTCTGACTGCAACCGGCGAAACTAACAGAATAGAAGGCTTGACCAATTTCAAATACGACGGCGCTTTAACAGCAAGTACAGATTTATACATTAGCGGAAGCGGAAACAATTTATTCATCAATGGAACTGACGCAACAGGAAGTCTGAAGCGTTATGAAATTAAAGTTGTTGGTGGAAGATTGGTTGTCCAAATGGACCCCGAATAGTTTTTACACACTACTTATAGATAGTTTTTTCAACAAGGAGGAAAACAAAATGGCCAGTAATGCAAAATGGGCTCAAAGAGCAATCGAAGCACTTATGAATGGAAATCTAGATTTCTGGAATTCCAACAAGGGTTATCTTTCGGCTGATGAGCAGCGTGTCCTGGAGGAGCAACACTTGGCTCCCAAAGCACCCGTTGCCAAAAAGAAAGAAGTTAAAAAGCCTGAACCAGTAGCTAAGAAAGTCGCTCCCAAGAAAAAAGCAGACAAAAAATGAAAAACATCCTTAACCAGGTTACAAAAAAGCTCATCCTGAATGAAGCATTTAACTTTGATGCCCAGGCATCACTTCAGGCTCTTTCTGATATTGTGTCATCCATAAGAGTGACAAATAAAAGAGATACTAATCGTTTAAAGCTTGCAAAAGAACATATTCGTGGTATAAAGAGACAAATGAAAACGTTGAATGAAAAAATAGAATCCCTTGAGTCGGAACTGAATCTTTTAAAAGAGGAAAAGTAAATGGGTGGTGTTGCTGGTTCAATGTCTCATCTTTATGATAACCCTGGGTTGTCATTTGACAAGATGAAAGAAATAATGTCTGCCGCATCAAATGCGGAACTAGATGTCGAGGAAAAGACAGATGGTCAAAATTTATTTCTTTCGTATTCTGTAAAAGATGGCAAGGCCGTTGGTGCTAGAAATAAAGGAAACCTTAGAAAGGGTGGACTTGATGCTCCTGAACTGGCAACAAAATTTGCTGACAGAGGTAATCTAACGAGTGCCTTTGTGGATGGTTTTGATACTTTTGAGCGTGCTGTTGAATCGCTGTCTCACAACGAAAAAATAAGCATCTTCGGAGATGACGCAGATATTTGGTACAACGCAGAAATTATGGACCCTGATAATGCCAATGTGATCTTATACGATTCCAAGCTATTAAAAATACATGATAGAGGTCACTTTAAGTTCGACAAAGAATCAGGCGAACGGTCTGAAGAGGATGTATCAGAAAATCTCCTTGCTTTGGATAACGTTCTGCAAAAAATGCAGAATAAATTATCCGATCAAAAATTCTCTCTGGTTAGAAGTGCTGTCGTACAACTTAAGAAATTAGAAGATGAGGTCGCCCTTAAGGATGCTGTTAGGAAAATAGATTCTACTTTGGCCCGTGAGGGTTTGGATGATAGCTCTGAAGTTGGTCAATACGTCTATTCAAGAATTGTCAATGGAATCGATGATTCTTTTCCCGAAGAAATAAGGCACGAAATAACAAAATACCTTTTAAAGATGCCAAGCAATATTGGCTTACGTGAACTTAAAAAGCGTGCCGGAAAACAAAAACTACCTGAGCTAGTTGATATCGTTAATAGTAAAAACGTTATACTCAAACAAGCCATACAACCTATTGAGAATATTGTTCACGATTTTTCTGTCGAAGTTCTCAAAGGACTTGAGAGTGTCTTTGTTGTTGATACCGATAAAGAAATAGCTCGTCAAAGAGAGGAGCTTGCAAAGGCAGTAAATCAAATTACAGAAATAGGGCCAGAAAATCCCAAAGCGATGGAGGTCCTCCAAGTAAACTTGAACAAGATCAAAGATATGAAAAACCTCAATACTCCTCTTGAAGGTATTGTCTTTGATTATGATGGACACACGTATAAGTTCACTGGTAACTTTGCTCCGTTGAATCAGATCCTTGGTCTTTTCAAGTATGGTGTTGGGTCAAAGAAACTTACTAAAGAATCACTTAACAATCCAACAGTAATAACTGAAAAAGAAGGTAAAAGAATAGCTTTAATACCTGGAGGTTTTAAGCCACCGCACGCTGGACATTTTCAGTTAGCTAAATTCTTTTCCGACAAAAGCGATGTGGATGAAGTTATCATAGTTGTGTCTACAAAATCTAGACCTCCTGTAAATGTTAATATGTCTGTCAAGTTATGGGATCTTTACACAAAAGATTTCCCAAAAATATCTGCTCGTCCTGGTACAACACCTTCTCCTGTTGGTGATGTATATGAGCTTATAGCAGACAACTCTGTTTTTAAAGAGGGTGATGTCGCTTTGTTGGGGAAAAGTGAAAAAGATGCGGATGATCAAAGGTTTGATCGAGCACAATCTTATGCGGAAAGAAAAAACCCTGGTGTAAAAGTTGAATCTGTGGTGACTCCATTGTTTGCTGGTGGGGTTAGCGGTACAATGATGCGACAATTTTTGTCACTTGGTGAAGAAGGTAAAAAGGAGTTCAAAAAGAATCTCCCTAAACACTTATCAGATGAAGAAAAAGAAGAGGCGTTTAACATTGTTTCTGCTCCCAACGAAAAGCTGTACAGCTTTGTTGATTCTACTATTGATGAGATGTCAACTATGGCAGGCGGAGCAGTTGAAATAGGAGTTGGCCCCTTTGGGTCTGGAAAGCCTAATAAGTTTAACCCATATAAAAGAAGAAAAAAACCAAAAGTAGTTAGACCTAAACGTCAAAGACGGAGATAATTATACCATGACTTCAATCAAAAGAGACAAAGTAATTGCTGAAGAACTAATCAGATCTTATGTTCGTAAGAGGATTTCCTCTCAACTCAAGAGACGTAGTTTATTCGAACAAAAAATTAGATCAGTTGTAAGGTCAATACTACTAGAAGTTACAGCCAGTTCTGATGAGGCTCCTTCTAGAAGCACGGGCATTAACGTTCTAGCTGATTTGCTTGAAAAGATTGTTCCTATTCTTGAAGACGATTACAAAATGCTGACAACGTCTGAGGAGCAAAGAGAATCGTTTAAGAACCATATTGTTCAGGCAGTCAAAAACTCTCTTAAACCAATTGATGCACCTGCTGGTGGGTTACCAGAGTCTGTGGTTTTTGAAATAGACAAAGACCTTTTGGTTTCAGAAAAGCTTAAGATCGATCTTGATGCCAGTGATGATGCCGAGGCTGTTGAAGGTGAATTTATAGACATTGAAGATCAAGAAGCGGACACTTTTGGAGTAGGATTAGACGATCAGAACCAAACAGGAAGAAACTTTGCAGCCTCATCCTTTAAGAAAGTAGAAACTCAAATCGTAGACGCCTACAGAATGTTGGCCGACGAAGAAGATCAGAAAGTCTTTTATGAGTATCTCTTGACAAACCTGTTGCTTTACTTTGACAAGTTTGAAGATGATATATCGAACGAGGCTCCAGATCAATCAACAGAAGAATACGAGCAGGAAAAAGATGAAGAATCACCAACTGCCGATGACGAATCACAAGCAGAAGAAGAGTTAGAAATTTAAACTTAACACTTGCTGTATATTGATTACAATTAGCATGCCTGCTTGATAGCTTATCTTAACTTTTTATTACTTTATTACTACTTTTTCTCAGCTTTATAGTTGACACAGCTAACAACTTGTTATATAGTATTATCAAATGGGGGTAAACGGTATCGATTGATAAGAAAGTAGAAAAGGTGCAAGGGTGAGGGAAGCGTGGCTCACTAAAAACGCTTATCTAATAATCGCAAACGACGATTTTCAACTAGCACAAGCAGCTTAATAACCTGACTTGACTTGAGGCGACGGCAGCCAAGAAACAGAAAGCCGCATTGTGTCCTTGTATGTGCTTTTGGTTATTTTGGCCATAATAAAATGACCTAGTCAAGTGGGCTGTCTGACGAAAAAAACAGACCTAACCTTGTGAATGACCTCTCTATGGAATTAGGCAAGACGGGAGTTCGATTCTCCCTACCTCCACCAGCCGCCTTCGGGCGGCTTTTGTTTTGTATAGACTATTTACTTTACACAGAAAGTGAGTGGTCATATGAGTAAAACACTAGTCCTAGATACAAACGTTTATTTAACTGAAGTAAACTCGTTATTTTCTTTCGGAAAGAGCGATATAGGGATTCCTACGATCATTCTTGATGAGATTGACAAACACAAACATAGACAAGATACGGCTGGATATAATGCCAGGATGATGAATAGAGTTCTTGATAGCCTAAGAAGAAAGGGAAGTTTGTTTGAGGGGGTGTCTCTTGGTAGGGGTAAGGGGAAAGCTTTTGCCGCTCAGTATGACCCAAGATATATGCCAGCCGGTATGGCAACAAATGATAGTGACAATAAAATTATTGCAATTGCTCTGAAGTTAAAAATGGAAGGCCGAGACGTAGCAGTTGTGTCCCGTGACCTTAATATGAGAGTTAAGTGCGATGCTTTCGGTTTAGAATGTCACGATTATCAACCTCAAAAAGTCATACGCTCAGTTGAAAAATTGTACGACGGAACAGAGACTTTAGAAGTTGAAGAAAAGTTTATCGATCAGTTCTATGCTAATGAGGATGTCTTCTTACCCGATGACATTAAAACCTCTCTGTATCCTAATCATTTTCTGATCCTCAAAGACTCTAACAACAAATCAGCTATCGCTCGTTATGTTGATGAGAGCAAACCTTTGAGAAGGGTTTATACTTACAAAGACATTTGGGGGTTGTCCGCAAAAAATAAAGAGCAGCAATTTGCAATGGATCTGTTGTTCGATAAATCAGTGGATATTGTTTCCTTGACAGGTCAAGCAGGAACTGGTAAGACACTGATAGCTGCTGCTTGCGGATTGGAGCAGGTTTTGAACAGTACAAAGTCCCAGGGTGGATATGACAAGTTGATTATTACTCGACCTGTTCAACCTATGGGGAGAGATATTGGGTTTTTGCCTGGGACCCTGGAAGAGAAAATGATGCCTTGGATTGCGCCGATAAGAGATAATCTAGAACATTTATTCGGGGATCGAACTGCGTTGGATATGCATCTGGACCAGGGGGTTATAGAAATAGAGGCTATGACTTACATAAGAGGTAGATCAATATCGAATGCTTTTATGATTGTTGATGAAGCACAGAACTTAACTCCGCACGAATTAAAGACTATAATAACAAGAGTGGGACACGGGACAAAATTAGTGCTTACTGGCGACATTCAACAGATTGATAACTCGTATGTTGATGCAGTATCAAATGGGCTAACTCACGCCGTTGAGAAATTTAAACAGTATGACATCTCTGGTCACGTTTCCTTAACTAAGGGCGAAAGATCTAATTTGGCCACTTTGGCTTCGGAGATACTATGAGACAATACATCGGGAACAGGGTTAACGAATCATACAGCGACTTCAATTTTAGGGGAGTTAATGTTGTGATTGATGATCGTCTGCCAAGCAATGTGAGTCTAAAGGCTGTTCTTAAAACCGTAGAAAAGAAAATACCCAGAGTATTCTATAGCGACTTAGAAGAAATAAGGGTTGGTAATCGACAGGAGTTTGTTGACAGGGGCATCAATGCGTTGTATAAGGATGATGTGCTTTATATAACAAATGACCAAGATGATTTTGATGATATGCTAGACGATGTTGTTCACGAAATTGCACACCACGTAGAAGAAAAGTTTCCTGAAGAAATATATGGGGATAAGACTGTCAAAAACGAGTTCCTAAAAAAAAGAAAACAACTTGAGTTTGAACTTCGAAGCGAGGGATACTGGACATCTGACTATAACTTCGATGACATAAAGTTTTCTCAAGGGTTTGATGAATTTTTATACGACAGAGTAGGCAAGAGAATGCTAGCTATGGTAACGAGTGGGATTTTCAATCGGCCATATGCTGCTGTTTCCATCAGAGAATATTTTGCTACTGGGTTTGAGGCATACTATTTAAGTACAGAATCCAGAGAAGATCTTTTTGATGTCAGCCCTGACTTATACAAGAAGATTTATGAACTAGATCAAAAAACAAAATACTAAGAAAGTAGGTTGCGTTGGCTGGAAAACATATTTCGTATTCCGAGTGGAAGAACTGGCACATCTGCCCCCACTATCATAAATTAACTTAC